CGTAGTTATGCCAATTACGCTCACGCTCCCAATCCTCCTTTTCGGCTGCACACCCTGAGAAGCCGCAGTAGTGGCAGTGGAACTCGCCCGTGGCGAGGTTTATTGACAGGCTCTTGTCGCGCTTGTCACGGCGTTCATCATGGCATTGCGGGCAGAACACTTTCTTGTTGCCTGAGTGCGCCCCATACGGGGCTTGTATGCCGTATTTTTCCCAATTCATTCTCATAACAATATCCAAGTATTAGTGGCTGCGTCCCATGAGTGTCTGTCGGACGGTCTCGCCGGGGCGTTGGCGGGTATCGTCGTCTTACCTGTTCCGTAGGTTCTTCGCCCTGTGTTGTCGATGAACTCACCGACTCCGAGCGTCGGCTGTTGTGCCGTGTGTTGAGCCGCTGTGCCTCGTTGGTTGGCGTAGTTGCCCTCCATCACCTTGACCCAATTCGTCGGGTTCGAGAACAGCCAATCGAATGTCGCCGTCCAATTGTGGTTGTTCGCGCCCCTGAGGAAGTCGGAAGCGATAACAGCCCGGAACAGCTGCTCGGTGCGTTCGCGCCATACCTCAGGCTTGCCGAACTCCGCAAGGCGTGCCTTGATTTTCGCCCGGCGGCTGTCCGATACGGTCTGTACCTTTGGAAGCTGCGCCCCGCAGATCGAGTTCCACATCTCGGCGATTTCCTGATAAGGAACTTTGGCGGCTGTGTCCCCTGCGATAGCAGGTATATTTTCTTTTCTATTCTTTTCCTTACCTTTCTTTTCATTACTATTCTTTACGTTATCGGCTGTTATAGCTGTGTTATCGGAGGATTGCTGTCCCCAACGTTTCTGCATACCTATGCGCCCGGCATTGCTCCGCTTTTCTTTCAGGCTGATAACGTCCTGTAAGCGTTGGCGGTGCGCCTGACTGTAAACACCCTGTCCGTCCTCCGTGCGCTGCAGCAGGTTCAGGCGGAAACAGTACTCAACCACCTCAACGAGCCGCTCCCGTGTCACGTCGAAATCGGCGGCAAGGAGTTCCTGTTGAAGCTCTGTGAAGTCAAGCTCGAACCCGTCACTGTCGGTCAGCACCTCGAGCAGGAAATTCCATACGGCATAGCCCTCCGTGCCGAACTTGCGGCGGAGAGCTTTAATCTTGATGTCATTGCGCATATCCGCATCATGGTAGAAGTAACTTGCGCATAATTTTATCGGCTTACCCATATTGTCACCGTGTTTTTAGATAGTTAGTAATATCGGTTACATTGTCGCTATGATAGATTTGCGGAGCTTCTCATTGCGGCTGTTCCAATCGAAAGCCCGTATCATCCACTGTCGGTAGCTCAGGGGAATATCGGCTATGCGTGAGCCGACGTACTTGCCGAACGGCATAACCTCAATGGGTGCCTCAGCCTGTCGGTCGATAGCCTGTGTGTCCTCCCTGTTATACTTCCCGATGTCACTTATCGGAATGCCTGATAACAGCCGCCCGCCCGTTCCGAACATGCGCCACATTCGTCCCTGCTCGAAAACGATGTCCTCAACCCGCCCGAAGCGTTTCACGTTGCCGCCGAGGTCGCAGATCAGGCAATCCTCCTTACCGGGGTCGATACGGGTGCCACGCCCGACTATCTGATAATACAGGGCTATGGAGGCTGTGCTTATGCCGAACACTATGCAGTCGATACCCGTATAGTCGAAGCCTGTTGAAAGCACACGGACGTTGAATATCACACGAATCTCGCCCCGGCGGAAGCGGTCTATCACGTCGGCTCTCTCCCGCTTGTCCTGTTCGCCGTATATCACAGCCGAGCTCGGGTATTTCTCCGAGAGGGCGATAGCGTCCTGTACCGAGGGAACGAACGCAAGGATATGGTGGCGTTCCGGGTGTCTGTCGAGGGCTTCTGTAACGGACTGTATGCCGCCGTTCGCGTCGTAAGCCCGCTGAACGCTCTCCTCAGTGTACTCCGATTTCGAGGAGTTGAATATCAACAGGCTGTCGTCGAAGCTCTGCATCTCATACTGCAACTTACTCCAATAGCCGAGCTGTACCATTTCGCTCACCTGCCCGACGTGTATTATCTCCTTGAAGAAGTTGCCCTTCTTGGAGCGGCTTGTCAGCATAACGAGCTTCGAGAACGTCTGCCCGTCACGGTCACGGTTCGTTTGCAGCTTCACCGGGGTTGCGGTTATGCCGAGAACGTGGGTTATGCCGCTGTCCTGTAAGAACCGTCCCAACATGCTGTCAGCCTCACGGGGGTAAAGGTGCGCCTCGTCGATGAGCATTTTCGTGAAGCCGTATTCCTTGAATTTAGCCCCGAGATTCTTTATCGAGCCGATAGTGGCGTAAGTTATCGGGGCTATCTCCTTGCGCCCGAAACTCGCGCTGTAAATGCCCGCATTCAGGGCGAAGTCGCCGCATAGGTTGAGATATTTCAGATAGTTCTGTTCCAACAGCTCCTTGGAGGGCTGCAGGACTATCAGTTTGTCAGCCGTGTTCTTGGCGACGTAGGCTGTGAGGATTGATTTGCCCCAAGCCGTCGGCAGGACTATCAGGCTCGGTTTCGGCTTGCGCTGTTGGAAGAACTCAATCGCCTTTTCGATTGGCTCTCCCTGATTTTCTCTGAGTGTTATCATTGCTTTTCCTGTTCCTAACAAAGTAAGCTCCGCACACAGGGCTAACCTCGCACAACAGCAAGTGCGACGGGATTCCTTTCGGCTGTCCCACCCATATACGGAGCTTGTATTTCGGTTTATCATGTTCACTGTTCGGTTATTTTCGATTATGCTGTAATCACTTGTTGCGCAAAAGAAGTCGTTCTAACAGGGGCATATCAGCGGCTCGGAGCGGCTGTTTCGCTTCGAGCTTCTTTTTCAACAGCCCGGCAAGCCTCACGCTGTTGCTCACCCTGAGCGACGTTTGCGGCGTGTTGGCTATCATCAGGTCGAGGAACTTGATAATATAATCTCGGTCTTGATTGCTGATTGTGTACATGGTGCTGCGTCCTCCCTGCGTCTGTGTTATTTCAATAACAGGCGGCGTGCGCCCTGTGTCGGTACGATGAACGGCTTGGCGAGGTCGGGGTGTGCAGCCTGAAACGCCTTAGCGTCGAACTTCTCACTCGCTTTCGGGGCTTTCCATGTGGCTATGGTCTGCCCGCCGTAGCTCAGAGCCTCAGCGTCGCCGAAGCCCATTTTCAGCTTCGCCTCCAACTCCTCCTTGCGCTTCTCGATAGCGTCGAGCTCCTTCTTCACGTCCTTGAGCTGACGGTAAGCCTCGAACACCTCGTCGGAGGTTTCTACTATCTTCCCGTCCGTGTGGCGGTTATACTTCAACAGAACGTCGGCAACGTTCGTCGCAGCGGGTTCAGCCCCGCCCTGAATGTTGTCACGCCAAAACTTCTCTGCCTCCTCAACGAGCCACCCGAAGAAGTCGGGAACGAGCTCGAGGTTCTTATACCCGAACTCCCTGCCTGAGCAGAGCCAAGCCAACGAGCCCTGTTTATACCCGGCAACGCCGAGCTGATACTGAACCTGACAGAACCAATGCTTGGGGATATCGTCGCCGTCGATAGACATCTGAGTGGTCTTGCACTCGAGGATTCCCTTGTTCTGATTGTTACGGGGCTGTCCCGCAAGCCAATAGGTGCGGTCGGGGCTGACCTGCAGATAAGTGCGGTCGTTGTCACGGATAAGCCAATCACCCGCTGATGATTTGATGATATCCTGCCCTGTTTCGTCATGCCAAAACTGAGCCACTGCGTCCTCGAGGTAGTGCCCGGCTTTCATTGCGAACGTCTCCTCCTTGGCGGGGTCGAGCCCACGCTTTCTGCGCCATAGCTGATACGGGGTTTCCCAAGGGTTCAACCCTACGATTGTGGCAATCTCACTGCTGCCGATACCTGATTGTCTGTACTGCAACCACTCGTTGCGGTCTTTCGGTCTGATAACTGTGTTACTCATTTTACTGTTATTTTTAGCGGTTATTAAAGCGTCTGCCGGGCTTTCGGAGGGAGTGTCGTATGTTTGCTCCCTCCGAACGTTGCGGGGCTTGTGCGCCCGCAAAACAGCCCGTCAGTCGGTAGTTATTTCTTCTCTGAGGCTGATTTCTTCGTGGCGGGCTTCTTTACCTCGCCTGTTTCTGTGTCAACCTCCTCTGCTGCTTCCTCAGCCGGGGCAGCTCCTGTCGCACGGGCGATAGCCGCCGCCGCTTTATCCTGTGCCGAGGCTGATTTCTTGTCAGCTATCTTCTGCTGCTCGGCTTCGCGCATGGGGTCGATGAACGTTTCACGGACGCTCGTTGTGCCCTCCTTAATGGCGTTCGCCGTGGCACGCAGCTCGAATACCATCTGCTTGTCGATGTCGGTCAGGGCGTGTACGCCGAGGTAGTTGAATATCATCTCCTGTGTCACGCCGAGTTTGGCGAAGTATGCCATCATGTTCTGACGGCTCTGCTCGAGGTCGATAGCCTGTCCGAGGGCTACTTTCTTCACCTCGTTGATAACTCGCTTCGTGAACGCCTTGGGGATAACAGCGAGAACGGCGTTGCGGAATGCGATTGAACAGGCGGCGTTGCCTGTAACAACCTGCATGTCCTCTGAATAGGTCTTGCCGCTCTTAGTGGTTATGCGGCGGGGCACGTTCTTCGATACGGCAAGGTTGCTCTCGAGGTCATGGCAGATAGCCTGAGCCGTGATAGTCTTACCGTCGTTGCCGATGATACGGGTTGCGATACGGAGGTTGCCCCATGAGGAGGCGATGATTTCCGCCATACGAACCGACAGCCCCTCGATGATAGAATCGTTGCCGTTGCTGTCCTTACGGCGCAGGACGTAGAAGCAGTCCTCGGCTGTTTCCTTATCCATTGTGGCGAGTGTCTCGATACGGTTCAACACCTGTGCGAGGTCTCGCGGATACTGTTTTGCGGTAGAGATTTGGATGTCAACTTCCGCACGGTTGATAGCTTGAAGCATGTCAGCCTGTTTGATTTCGATGATTTC